ATGATTTCACGCTGGCAATGGATTCTGAAGCAAACATTTAAAAAGCTATGGTTCAGAGCAACGTTATTCGCAATTATCGCGATAATAACGGCTCTTTTGTCTATTCTTTTTAAATCAATGATCCCTGAGTCGGTTTCAGTGAAGGTTGGTGCGGAAGCTGTCGATAATATTCTGAACATACTGGCATCGAGTATGCTGGCAGTGACCACATTTTCGCTGAGTATCATGGTCACAGCTTACGGTTCAGCCACTACTAATGTGACTCCCAGAGCAACGCGTTTAGTTGTTGAAGACGTAACCACACAAAATGTACTGGCCACCTTCATCGGTTCCTTTCTCTTCAGTCTGGTAGGAATTATTGCCCTCAATATGGGAGCCTACGGAGAAAGAGGGAGAGTCATTTTATTCATTGTCACACTGGTTGTCATTGCCCTCATCCTCATCACATTGCTTCGTTGGATACAGCATTTGACCTCTCTGGGGAGGGTCGGTGAGACAACGGCAAAAGTAGAACAAGCGGCCATCGAAACATTTATTGCGAGAGCAAGAAATCCCTGTCTCGGCGGATATCCATGGCTTGAGAGCAATGAACAGCCGAAAGGAACGGTTGCAGTTTATCCGAAAAAGATTGGCTATGTTGAATATATTGATATGGAAAAACTCAGCAAGCTCTTGGCCAATGATCCTCGTCATGTATACCTTTTAGCGCAACCAGGCAGTTTCATTCACCCGTCGATGCCAGTTTTGTACATGAGTACTGGCCAGGGGGCATCAATCAGTACAGATTTACTTGAGACGATCATTGTATCGGATGTGCGTTCATTTGCTCAGGATCCCCGATTTTGTATTAGCGTCATGGCCGAAATAGCCTGCAGAGCACTTTCACCCGCAGTGAACGATCCTGGAACCGCAATTGATGTCATTGGAAGAGGTGTTCGTATACTTTCTGCTTACGCGCAGAATAAGTCTCATGAACTTGAAGTGAACTATCCTTCAGTACACGTTGCGCCAATTCAGAACAAAGATCTCCTGGAAGACTTTTTCTCACCTGTCGCACGCGATGGTGCCAGTATGAGGGAGATTCAGATAAGAGTGCTCAAAGGGCTATGTATGCTGAGTACGGGTTGGCCTGAGATGTTTGCTGATGCCGCGCACACTCTGGCAATTGAAACATTAGAGTATGCAAATCGCGCTGACCATATAGGCTCCGACAGAGAACTCATAAAATCTATTTATTTTGATTTGTTTTTTGATGAAAATTCTAATAAGCAACAATAGTTGTGGAGTAAGCAATTTGGTTGCTAGCAAGGCAAGAGCAAAGCATCCGCATGAGATTTCATAACAGGTACGACGCCCCGGGCCGTTAGCTGTATCAAATTAATAAATATTTTTATATAGCTAACAGTGCCTCAATTCAACATTTCTCAGTATCAATACTTCACACGCATTTTGACCCTGCCCCATTTCCGCCTGTCCCATTTGGCTGGTCGACATTCTAAAAAGCTGATTTTTAAAGTAATGGCAAATGCTGCCGATATGTTACTTACCTGCGTCATGAACGCAGGATTGATAACAGAGCTAAGGGAGTTATGCCCGCTCCCGTGCGGGCTTTTTTTGCTGTTCAGCTGCTCCAGAGATAGGGTTCACCGCCCTAGTGACGTTCCGGATCACACCAGGCGCTCATTAACTGTCTCAAAATATAGATAAGCCCCGAAGGAATCATAAGCGCTGTTAAAACAGCCAGAATAGCTATCGTCATAAGAAACTCCATGTTCTCAGGTTTGCTCTTAAGGAATCTTAGAACGTATTTTTCTACTGTCACCAGCGTCAGGAAATTTTTACTTCAACACCTGTATTACTTGACAGGTAAGAGGTGAGCGACCAGCGAAGAAATTGGCAGCTATGCCTAGTGATAATTACTGCTGAACATCCTGCTGGGCTTCGTGCTCTGCGGCTTCCAGCGCTTCTTCAGCGGCCTGTCTGCGCTGATTCCAGATGCTGTCCACCGGCATCTCCACACGGACAGAGACGAACTGATCGACCGGGATATCAACCGGGTCGCCCTCGGAAATTCCGTGGATCTCATTTCTGGCGAACGCCGGAGCATCAGGGTGGGTACGGTGAAAGGTTTTTACCAGCACTGAGCCGTCCGGGTTAACTTTATAATCCAGCCAGATAAGCGGCTGGCGGTTACGGTCTTTGGGTATATCGAACCCGCCATCAACCCCACCCCAGGCCGCATCTGAATTCAGCCCTATGCAGCCGCTTATCAGATACTCCCCTATGCCCAGTCGCTCGACTGCGCACCCCTCAGATTCTTCGTTGCAGACTGCGCGGCCGTCATGAAACAGGCGGATGACTGGCGAGGCTGCTTTTAAAGTTCCATCGGCAGCCTGGGTCGTATTCCCTGAGTGATAGAAATTAACCCTCCATTCTTCAGACGCACCAAAGCATGCAACCCCTACAACCTTCCTGTCCCGGTTGAAGTAGTTGATCATCCTGATTACTGAAAGGCCGCCTGTTGCAGCGGATGAAGCCCTGAGAACATGCTTGAGTTCCACGCCTGAGCCACCATACCCGGTGTTCCCGTCATAATATGCGTAATGAGCGCCCTTCTCCTGAGCTGACGTCGGGACAGTAACGACGGGATCACCTATTCCCAGCGTATCGCCCACCGTTATAACCTGCCCCTTCGCTGCGCCAACATCCTTTTTGGCGGCCGTGCCCAGATCCGAAATCTCCGCAGTGGTCAGAGTGATGCTGTCTTTTCTGTTTGCCATGATTTAACTCCTAAGCCCAGACGCGAGCCGGTGTTTTCGGTTTAACTACAAAGTCGTTCAGCCCGGATAAATCGAGCGAGTCATTCATGACCCGCAAATTGACGTGATAGCCGGGTTCGGTGGTGTACTTGATAACTTCGTTTTCTTCACCGGGATTGATAACTTCAGCAGGAACAGTGATAACGCCGACGATATCCAGGCTGATATCAGGTTGATAAAAACCACCCTGCCCCTCATCATCCATAAACCCCGCCGCGATTAAATGCGTGCGCATTTCGTCGGCGTCATTAAAGCGCAGGTATAAATCTCTCATTAGCGGAGTCCATTAATTTGGTTAAGGGTTAGCAGGCGGTGCCAGATGCGCAGATTTCGAATGTGATAAACAAATCTCACGGATGTGGTTTGATTTGAGTTCCCTATATAAGAAACGGATTGCGTTGTGCCGTTAGGCTGTACGTTATCAGCGGAAGAAGTATTACCCCCGTAGAACGTTGATACTTTGTTACCTTCGATTGCGTGTACGAACACCCCGCTTTCGCCTTTTTTACAAGGCACACTTATAGCACCGCTGCTGCGATATGCTTTTAATGTATTGTCATTAACCCATCGGCAAGCAATATCATTACTCGGGCCTTGAACCTTAACGATTTCAATATAACCAGCGGCATCCTGGAAATACTTAGGGAAAAACTCAAATGCCAAAGTCCGATTAAATAGATTTGCCAGAGAATTATATCCACAGTTTTCTTTCGGGATTTGCCAGTAATCAGCCCCACGCGTAACCGTGGCCGCTGTCGTTGGGATGTACGATGTAGGGAAAGGGCTATCTTCTACCTGTGCTCCCCAGACATATAAACCAGAGACACCATCACCGACATAGCTTGCGGTTACACCGTCTTTCGCTAGTTGCAGACGGAACACGCTACTCTGAGTAGCCCCGGCTGTAACTGCCATCCAGACACGGTAAAGACCATTTCCGAGATCTTCAAAACCACGATCAAGGTATTGAGCACCGACAGCGCCACCAACGAAAGCTCCTGCAACCGGGTCAAAGAATACGCCCGATGTCGTTCCCGTTGCGACGCGTAAATATAAAAGACGAGAGTTTGTATGAGCTTTAACAAATACCGAATAACAGTAAATCGTTCCGGCAGTTAAAGTGATGTTGCGGTCTTGCGTATAGTGTTCAGAACTCGCAGTATCCTCAACTATAAGCGCCATCGTTTTATCGCCACGAGGCGAGTCGCCGCTATTATTCGTTGTGGTAACTCGTGAACCTGCACCCCACTGCTCTGAATAGGTATACAGGTTCGTAATCTGAGGCTCAATTAAAAGGCCCTCTTTCTCGAAACGAGGTTCATTAATATCCGCGTTTCGCATTACTCCAGACTTGTCATAATAACTACCGGCAGTGGACCGGGTGAATGTTGCAGACTTTGATGTCAATTCCAACAACTTCCCGGAAATAGTCAAAGTATCGTAAGGTGCAATACCTTCCATTTTTAAACTATCGTTGAACGGTACCCACACATCCGGGTGCGGCGCTGCCTCATAGGGTACGGATGTCAGCTTCTGCGCGGCCGCCAGTGATGCTGCGGCACTGCTGGCGCTGGCTCCTGCATTATTTTCTGAGGTCTTTGAATTGTCTTCTGATGCTTTCGCCGCCGCCTGTGAGGCTGCTGCTGCAACTTTTGCTGATTCTGAAGCGGCCGCACTGTTAGCGGCAGCGTTCTTTGAAGTATTCGCGTTCGTCTCGGACGTCTTTGCGTTCGTCTCTGAAACTTTGGCAGCGGCGGCGCTATCTCCTGCCGCCATCGCCTGTGCGCTCAGCTTCGACCAGCTGGGACCCGTCTTTTTTGAGCCGTCTGCACGAGTTATGGTGACGTCACCGGTACCCGATAAAATCAGGTCCTGATTGACGATATCAATTTGCGCCTGGCGAAACCCTTCCGTGACGGCTTTCGCCAAATCGTCATCAAGTGTGGCCATTCGTGATGTCCTTAAAATAAAAAACCCAGCCGGAGCTGGGTTGTAAGGGTGGGATTCGTATCAATTACCGGAGTAACCAGAAAAGTTTGGGGTATTTCTTTTAGTGATTAATACCATTGATGGCTGCATGTCCATATAAGCCTCGCCATTAGCTATTCCTCTCAGGCCAACACGTATAGCTACAGGCCCTGAATTTGCAGGAATATCCAGACTAGCCGTAACAGGTACATAACAGTTTACCTGGCGTTGAATGTTGTTCGGCCCGGCATACGACAGCCTTAACCCAAGAGGCGCGACTGTAATATTACGTCCGTTTATATTGACGTAGGCTTCCATGGCAGCGTTATAACTATCACTTTCATTCCATACGACAAATGTCGGTACAGCGATAGTGACATCATATGGAACACCACCCGCCCAGGTAACCTGTCGATAGAAATCCTGTTGTTTGCCAGGATCCCCCCGATACCTGCCACCAGGGAACGAGAACATATTAACGACATCGCCTACGATTTTGTTCGCGTAAACTGTGCCCTTGAAGTCTCCATCTGTGGCGTAAACCGTACCCCGGAACTCTCCGTTGGTGGCATAAATTGTCCCGCGAACGGTCACGCCGTTAAACGTGGCATACCCGGATTTATTGATATGCCAGCCGACATTGCCGGTCCCGTCCCAGTTGCTGGACTGGATGTAATTCCCGATCTTGCCATTGTCGATAGAACCGTCCTGGATGAACACCGACCGCATGAACATCTGACCGCCGGTCGTCGCAAACACCAACTCCTGCCCGTTGGTCGTCGGGTTGTAAACCGCGAACGTGTCGGCAGAAATCAGGAAGTTTGAGGCCCCTGTACCGTCAATGCCCAGCTGGATACCCGCGATGCGCTTGATGCCGTTCGCCTCCACCTGGACTTTCACGCCCCACTGCGCGCTCAGCTTGCCGCTGATATCAGCAACAGCTTCACTGGTCGTCTGGACTGCGGAATTGGTATCACCAATTTCAGCCTTTACCTCCTGAATGCTGCTAGCCATGGCGCTCTTCAGGTCTGCCGCAGCTTTGTCGATGCGCGTAATCGCTGCAGTAGTGGTCTGTCCGTTTTGCTCTACCGTGGCCTTAAGCGTCGTGACCTGCTCAGCTACAGCGCTTGTGGCATCCGCGGCGGTCTTCCGGGTCTCGGTGATATCGGCCTGCGTTTTTGTTTCGCCAACGGCAAACGTGACGCGCTGATCAGAGAAAGCCATGAAGTTGGCGAGAGCATTGGTGACGTTGCCGACGATACCGGCGTCGCGGCTGGCCGTGTTACCGTCCACATCCACTTTCAGGCTGTCGATACGACGCCCCAGTGCGCTATCACCATCCGTGCGGGCCGTGGTTTCCGTGCTGATGTCAGCCGTGTTCTGGTCGGTTGTGGCTTTAACAGCAGCCAGCGCGGTAGTCTGCGCTTTGTTGTTGTCGGCTACGGTTTTATCGATCCGCGTGATAGCTGCGGCGTTCTTGCCCACAGTAGACTCAAGCCCTGAAAGCGTGGTGGCCTGCGCCTCCTGCTCAGTCGTCAGCGTTGCCAGCTCCTGCGTCACGCTGGCTTTGTTGGCATTAACGGTCGATTCCAGTTTCTTCCGCTCCGTCACCTCCGCTTCCTGTGCCGTGATGCGGGCCTGTCGTTCGGTGTACAGCAGGCCCGATGCCAGTTTTGACGGATCGTCACCGGTATAGCCGCCCCGGATCTGAGTCGCCAGCGTCTCGCGCGCCGTGGCTTCCGCCTGATCGCCAGTAACACGGGCTGTCGTCTCCTGCTGCAGCGCCGCCATCCCGGCCCCAGGCGTTGGCCGTCCGACCGCCACCCAGTCAATCAGGTAGTAGTTTGTGGCGTCCTGCTTAGTGGACAGATCCAGCCTGAACTGATTCATCGTGGTTTCGGTCAGCCACGGGATATTGTCGAACTCCACCGTGGCGATACCGTTGGCGTCATAGGCAGGTTCGGCGACGGTGATCATGTTGGTGTCGTTGAAGCCACCAGTGCCACGCCACCGCAGCTGCCCCGTCCAGCCCGGCGCACCGAATTTTTTGATGCGGAGTTTAACGAAGCGATAGGACGAGGAGTTGATAGCCAGTGATCCCGGCGATGCCACCCACGGATCGTTGGCATGGTTCGCCGGGCGAATCCACCCGTCAAGGATTGTCGGGGTCCCGTTTCCGGTCCAGCCCTCTACCGTCGAATCGAAGTACCAGATTTTGGCCGGGTCGAACTGCGAGCCGGTGCCAGCAGAAATCTGCCCAATCTGCTGCGCCAGCGACTCGGTGGTGGTCTGGATCGTCTGATTGACGTTGCTGATATCCGCGACGCGCGCGTTCTTCTCGGTCAGCAACGCCTGGCCACGTGCTGCCGCTTCATCGGTGATTGCTTTCTTACGGTCCGTGACCTCCTGTGCCAGGCCTGCTTTGGTTGCCGCAGACTCTGTCGTGACTTTGCTGATGTCGTCGCGCGCTGACTGAATATCGTCGCTGAGATCGGCTATTTCCTTAACGACGTTTTTGAAAGTTTCAGTTTGTTGAATCTGGTTATCGATATCCACCAGGTAATCAGCTGCAACCGAACTGCTGCTGCCCTGAATGAAGTCAGTCCAGGCCGACTGATTGCCGGTACGGTCGATAAGGCGCGCGCGGTACCAGAATCCTACCCCGGCTTTCAGGCCCAGCTGCTGATACATGTGTTGCGGATAGGGTACATCCGTAAGCAACATCGCATTCGTGCCGGCGGCGTCCGTGGAATACTGAATCTCGGTCTGCAACGTATCCGCTGTATCTGCAGGAAAATCCCAGTCCAGCTGCACGCCCCATAATAATGGTGTCGTCCGAAAGTTGATGGGCACCGGCGGCGCGCCAACCTTCCCTTTTAACGTTACTTCAAGGGAGGTGGCCCACTTCGAAGAAATTTCAGCGGCATTAATGGCACGGACGCGCACCAGATAACGCCCGGCATAAATGGCGGCCACCTCAAACGAGGTGGTGGAGCTGCGAGGTACGTTTATCCAATTCCCATCATTGCGGCGCCACTGAGCCTCATAGGCAATGGCGTTCGGTGCCGGGTCCCAGCTGGCGCGCATGGTTTCGATGCTGATGCCCTGATTCACCATCGAGTAGGAGCTGATAATTATATTTCCCGGCGCGAACTGATTGCCGGGAGGGATCACGCTTACCGGACGCTGGTCAATGATGGCACCAGTATCGATGCGGGCATACTTATCCGGATCGTGAGCCGCGCCGGTAACAGTAAACGTTCCGTCGTTATTGTCGCTGATGCTGATCACCCGGTACTGCTGGGCATACAGTTCATCGGACTCCGCCACCCAGACGCTTTCTGCCTGCGGTGTTTCGCTGTAGGCAGTGCTGACCGTTACTGCTCTTCCGTTCACTGCCTGGATTGTACGAGCCTGAGATGCACCGGACGGAAGGTTGAGAATAAGACGGTGACCTGCCTTCGCATCCGGCGCGCGGTCCAGGGTGATCACCCGGCCATTCACCGCGCTGATACGCCCGCCAGTGACCTTACCGGAAAGCATTTCATCGGCCACAGCTATGATGTATCCGGGTTGAGGGATGTTGCCATCCAGACCAACGTCAAACGATACGACGCGATCCTTGTTGTTGGTGAGAATGCCCCAGCGGCCCTTACGGTTCGCCTCAGACTGGCGGGTACAGCCGATGGCTGTCATTTCCAGCTGGTTAAATCCGTAGCGCGCCACCAGGGCCTGCTCAAATACCGGCTCCAGAGCATCAGCATATGCGTTCGCAGGATCTGACCAGGACACCAGCGCCGTGGTATAGCGCGTTTTGGTGGTGCTGCTGGAGTAGGTAAAGCGGCCATCAATCACGTTAGCTCGGGTGTAACTGTAATCCACATCCCGCGGCATATCCGCCAGGGCAACAATCTGATCGCCGCCCCAGTAAGTCATGCCCCGGAAGATGGCCGCAAAGTCACGGAGAACGGTGTAGGCGTCGTTCCGGTCCTGAATGTATACGTTGCAGATATAACGCGGCTCAGTACCGCTGCCGCCCTTCCCGTCCGGCACCATCTGATCGCAATACTGGGCCACCTGGTACAGCGTCCATTTGTCGATATTCGCCGCGGTGAGCCGGTGACCCAGACCGAACCGGTCAGAAACCACCAGATCGTAAAAAATCCACGCCGGGTTATCGGTCCATGCCCACTTAAATGTGCCGGTCCAGGTGCCGGTATAGGTGCGGGTTTCCGGGTTGTAGGTGTCAGGTACGCGGATCAAGCGCCCGCGCGGCTCACAGGAGATCTGCGGGATAGATCCATTGAACTGGCTTGAGTCGAATTCGATGTACAGCAGCGCGGTGTTCGGGTAACGCAGTTTGGCATCGATCACTTCGGTGAAGCTCTGCAGCGTCATCGTGTCGCCAATCTTCGCGCTGTTTGCATCAGCGGTGATTTTGCGCAGGCGAATGGTCCAGCTGCTGCCCGACTGTGGGAGATCGATACGGTGGCTGCGCTCATAACCGGATGACGTTTTCCCGGTCACGCTGGTATTCAGCACCGTCTGCCAGGTGCCGCCGTCGGTCTGCAGGTCAATGGCGTATTTAACCGAGTTACCGACCAGATCGCCGTCGTCCTCCTGTTTGAACAGCGATGGCCATTTCAGACGAAGACGAACCGCTGAGAGCTGGGTATTGGTAAACGTGCGCGTCCAGGCAGTGGAGCTGGAAACTTCAGTACCCACGCTGATTTCATTTTCGGTACCGGGAATACCCTGAATGTATTTCTGCGCCTGCGTACCCGGGCGAAACTCCCACGTCACCCCGCTGAAGTTTTGCGAGCCGTCCGCGTTCTCAAGTGCTGTACCATCCAGATAAATATTTTTGCCGGTGAGTTGGCCGGAAAACTCTCCCTCTCCCAGGGCTATCAGGATTTTGGCCTTTGCTACGGACTGCAGATCGTCTGGTTGCTCGGTGGGGGTACGGGAACTCGAGCCGCCGCCCTTGCGGCCCCTGATCGCGGTTGCGTTTGCCATATTTCGCCCATAAAAAATGCCACCATGAGGTGGCCTGAATGAAAGGTTGTTTTTACTGCTGATCTTCGACGTATATGCCTGCGGAAATGATCGCGCCGCCGATTCGACGCTTACCGTAAAGCAATGGCACCGGATATCCCTGTGCCGCAGTGTTCGTTACGCCGCCGAAGGCATAGGAAGCCCGATTATCGGCATCCTGTTTACTGGCCAACCCTGTAGGTTGAGGGGAAAGCATCTGTACAACACCACCAGCAATCATGGCTACGCCAAATTTATAACCGAATGCGGAAAAGGGGTTTCCTGGTGCAAAATAACTTCCTACTGCAGAAGCAGCTACAATTACGGCACCAAGGATAGTTTGTAATAAACCAGACTTTTTACTACCGATAACCACTGGAACTATTCGAATAACTTCTCCTGTAACGGGGAAACCCAGATCGTCCACGCCTATATTCTTCTTACCTTTAAAAATGGCAAAAGTTAATCCATGACGCTTACTATTAATCATATAGCTTTCAAACCCAGGTATGGTTTTTGCGAGAGCGATACCAGCTTCACTTACTTTAGAAATCATTCTATGATGGGTTTTGCCAAAGATTTTCCGTAATGGCCCGCCGAGTTCAATTTGAGACATAATCTCTGTCATATCCAATCCCCATAAAAAAACCTGCCAAGGCAGGTTTTAAGATAAGTTTTATTTGTGAAATAGTTATTTCAAAGTGGTGGGCCGTATATCTAAGTCTCCGCCCTCATCAATAAATACTCGCACAAACTTATTTTCTCCCTCACCTAAATTTATATAACGCTCCTGTCGTGCTTCATTTGCACTACATAAACCTCGCCCCTCTAGGGCTGCCCCTACAGCATGTTCACCCTTGGGTAAATAAAATCTTACTTTTTCTTTAGGCTCTAACTTCGCAGATAACTGACCGTCTATATAAACCGATGAGAAACATCCACCACCTATAAATCCGCTATCTCTGACTACAGTAATAGACTGTGCATCATTATTTTGTTGAAACTTAAATACTCTGTCAGTTGGTGCAAATGAAGCCTGACTTGGAGGGGTTACACTTGTTGAACAACCACTTACTCCCAGTGCGGCAAAGAAAAACACTACCTTTCTCATATACTTACTCCCTTAGAATGTTATGAAAAGGTTAGCACAGGTCCTTATAGCGTAGAACCTTCATAGTCCGTTCCTGCCAATAACCACCATACGGAACCCGCTGGCTCAGATGTCCATACAGATGGTGCAGCAATATATTGCCTTCCAGCAGGATACCCGCGTGATTCCACTTATTAGCCTGAACCTGCATGATCACCATATCACCAGACTGCGGTGCCCCGTCAAACTCCCGGAATCCGCATTCGTACCAGCATTCCTGATAGAAGTTATCCGGGTACTCGTCCTCCCACCAGGGATATTCCACCCGGTAGTCATGCAGCTCGACCCCGTGTGTCTGCCGGAAATAGCTCATCACCAGCCCCCAGCAATCGTACACGCCCAGAACAAAAGGCCGCTCAATGAGTGGGATCTCTCCCCGAGGCATGATGGTCCGTAAGTCACCTTCCGGCCAGCTGACGATGTGCCAGGGCAATCCATTCAGGTCACACTGGGCTTTATCAGTTTCGCTCGGCTGGGTGGTTGCATCGGGGTGGCTGTGAACAATGGCGGTCACAGGCCCCCATTCTTCGGCGGCGGCGTAGTCCTCGGGGCAAAGGACAAAGTTGTCCTCCGGAGTAGTGGCCAGATTGCGGCAAGGGAAATACCGCTCTACCCGACTCTTCTGCGCCACCACGCCGCAGCACTCGCGCGGATACTCCGCCTCTGCATGGGCCATGATGGCAGCAATGATCTTTTTGCGCATTTTAACTCCTGATCAAGGATGTGCCCACGAAGCCGCCATGCGAAAGCTCGTTATTTTCCCCAAACCTAAGTTTGCAGGCGGTCAAAGTACCGTTACATTCATCCAGTGAAGGATCGCTGACCGGATTGTTGTTTTTGTCGAAATAGCGTGTCCCAGCGTAATCGCAACCGTCACCGGTACGGTATTTGTTGCGAATGCACCAGGTGCACAGAGAGTGAAGCTGGCGCGTCGGTATCATCAGCCCCTGCAAATCCATCGGGCTGGAGAGTGTGAACTCAACCACCTCGTTGGTCTCACTGCTCTTCGCATCGATATAAAATATCTTCAGCTTTTCCTGGGTCGGATCGGCTGTTGGGTTGCCTTCTGAATAGTTTCTGGCATCCAGGTAATGCGCCAGCGTGTCATGGATCGTCACTTTCGCCTGCAGCATATCGTCGTAAGCCAGGCACAGGGCTGTAATAGAACTGTCCAGATTAGCGATCGAGAATTTAGGCTTAGCATTGCCGCCACTTGTGGACGCTTCTATACCGGAAATCTGGCAGGGCCAGGCTTTATATTCCTGACCCTGCCACCAGATGGATTTGGCGGTTAGCCTGGTCTCATCCCCACCCGCCGCCTCAATTTCCGCTGGCGTGTGGGCAATATTGTGAGCGTGAAAACGCATAACATCTGAGACGCCAAACCCGGTACCGTCGACTTCAAAAAGACGGACTTCATTACCGGGTTCCAGCTTCTGATAATCGTTATTAAGACTCATGGTGCAAAGGCCTGTTCAAATGTGGCTGAAATGTACATTACGGTTTTTCCCTTCACCACTTTCTGCAGGCTGTCAGCTTCAACACGCCACAGCGCCAGCTCTCCGAACGGAGGCTGAAAAGAAAATGACTTCGTCTTGTGCCGCCTGAGAAAAGCGTAAATCTGCAGTCCTTTATCCGGTCTGCCGGTAAAGGAATATTCATAGGTTAACGTCTCGTCATTGATGCCCGATCCGCTGACCTGCGTGTACCCGTCACCAAACTGGGCTTTCCGGATGTTGTCTTTGCTTTTCGTGGTTGGCTGACTGGCCGACTGAATGGGCCAGGGGAATGTCTCGATAGCCATTAGCGCCTCCCGTTGTTCAGATTCCAGATGATTCCGCCAGGTTCGCTTTCCCGGGCGATCCCCTCCCGGATAGATCGGTCAACCACCTGCTGGTAGGCCCTGCCAGCTGCGTCACTACTCGCCTGACTTGACGACGAACTCTGTTGAGAAGGGGTAACCGTGACGGGAGCATAAACACTCACCCCCAGAGGCCTGGCGATGCCCTTACCACCTCCCACAAGGCCACCACTGGCATATCCCCGCATCAGGCTATACAGGTTTCCGACGCCGATCCGGCTGGTCGCCTCTTTGGTGAAGACAAATTCCCCCCGGTGGACAATACCGGCCGGGTCGTTTTTGCCGCCATAACCCGTAAACCCGCCAGTGGCAAAACCAAGAGCTGTAGAGGCAGAGTCAACCACCCCGACCATGGCCTGCTTCACGAGGATCTGCGCCATCATCGACAGAATGGATTTTGTGAAATCTGACCATTTTCCTTTACCGGTCGTAAGCATGTCGGCCATGCCCTGTCCGATTCCGTCAAACGTGGCGGCGGCCAGCGATTTCACCTGCCCGTAGGCATCGTCAGCAGAATCAACATAGTCAGCCCAGGCCGTTTTGGCGCCAGCCTGCCAGTTCTGGCGGAGGGCGTCCTGTTCACCATAATAATTCCTGAGCGCGTTCAGTTCGTTCTGGTACTGCTGATCCCCTTCATTTCCCCCGGCATTTTTCCAGCCCTGCAGCAGCTGTGCTTTCTCAAGGCGACGCTGGGTCTGGCGGCTGCTCATACCCGCACTCTCTGCCAGAGCCCGTGTTTTCTCACTCATCTGAGTGACATATTTCTGCGAGGTATCCTGCAGGCGATTGAGGCGCTCCTGGGTAACAATCTGATCCCCGAGCCTTGCATTGATTTCCGCCTGGGCGAGCACCTTGTCCTTGCTGGCGAGAAGGGATTTTTCATCATCTGTTAAGTTGCGGGTTTTGGCGGCCTGCTCAAGAACCGTAAATCTGGCCTGCTCTTTCCATAGTTGCTGGCGCTGCTGGCTGATTTTGTCGTTGATTACAGAGTGCTGGCGTAATACCTCCAGCTGGGTTTGCAACTCGAGGGTCTGAGCGCTGGTATTGTCGGTAAGTTTCGTTCCGCCCGGCGTCCTGGTTTTTGTCGGCTTCTTAAGCGAGTCTTCATATTCCTTTTTCGCCGCGGCCAGATTGATGTTGTAATCAGCCTGGAGGATCCGCCCCTCTTTTAACGCTTTATTCAGTTCGCTCTGGCGATCGGTGTACTTCTCCAGCGCCGTCTGCGTTTTGCTATAATTCGCCTGGGCCTGTTGTGCGTACTTGAGGCGATCGGATTCCAGCCCTGCCTCACGACTGGCGTTTTTCTGAGCGAGTTGAGAATTGCGGGCCTGTTGCTGAGCCATGTCCAGCGCCTGGCGGGCAGTCTCACGGTCATTCCAGAAGCGGGCACGCGCGTCATCGTTGACATAACGATCACCCTTACGCAAATTCCAGATTTCATCCGCCCGCTTAAAGGCCGCCTCTGCCTTACTCAGCATTTCCTGAGAGGTATCCGGCCTGCCTATATCCAGTGCCGCATCCCACATGGATTTGAATGCTTTTTTAAGGGAATCTGCGGCGGATTCAATCGTGCCCATGTTGTCGCGGATGCTGGCAGTCTGCTTGTTGAACCCGGTGGTTGCTGCTTCGTTTGCTGCCTGCAGTGCTCCTGCTTCATTCCCTGCGCGCTGCAGAGCGGCAACATATGCAACCTGCTCAGCCGTGACATTGTGAAACTGCTGCGCCATCGCCAGCAGCCCTGACGCCGGATCATTGACCATGCGCCCAAATGCTTCAGCAACCTTATCGACCGGCAGACCGGATGCATCCGTGAATTTCGCAACCGAGATCGCGAGTTCTTCGAAGTTAGCACCCGCGCGAACGCCTGCAGTAACAAGCGCGGTCAGCGCCTGACTGGTCTGGTTAAATGTAAGACCCGCTTTCTCTCCGGCAGCTGCAATGGTCTGCATGCGAACAGCTGTGAGACCAGCAGTATTACCGGTCAATGTCAGCGTTTTATTAAATTCAGAGAGCGTGCTCGATCCCTGATAATACGAATACATCAGCGCTGCGGTGCCAGCGGCGAGTGCCCCGACTCCGATCATCGTAGGTGAGATCGTTCCCAGCAAAGCACTGAACATAGGCCGGAGACCACCAAACTGGTCCTTAATTTGTCCGCCCTGCTGGAGCATGATGAGCCAGGGGCTTTGCCCGCCAGCCAGCTGCGTCGCGATGTCAGTAAACTGCGCCGGCAGGGTTCGCATCGCGGCACTGTACTGGCCTACAGAAATCCCGGCTCGCTTTGCGGCCAGCTCCTGCTTCGAAAATGCCTGCTGAACCTGCAAGGCTGCATCGTTGGCCGCTTTACCCGTCCCCTTCAGCTGCTTATTAACGTAATTCACCTGTTCGGTAAATTTAGCCGAATCAACGTCAAGGTTAACGACCAGATCACCCACTGACTGTGCCATAGCGCACTCCTCCCAGGCTTTCCGCCACAGACATCATTACATCATCATCCATCGGTAAATTTTCCGGCTCAGGCGGGTTCAGGAGGCTGAAATTAAGCGGGGTTAGTTCAGTATCCGGGCACATCAGAGACACAACCAGATGACTGATCCGGCAGAAATGCGCATCCAGCAAATCGTTTTCAAAATACTGCTGCTCATAATAACGTCCCCACTCAGCCAGCTCCGTCGAAGACATGCCGGCAAGCATCGCGCGCCAGTCCGGGCGCCGGAACTCCCGCGCCAGTTTCATCACAAAACTCAGCTCACCGGCTAACGCTTTTCCGCGCTCACTTCCTCTTCCACGGCAGCGTGGCCTGTATTTTCCTCGCCGCTGGCCTGCTCGGGATCCTGAAGCGGGAGCATGTCAGAGAGCTTTTTAACAAACTGTTCCCCGGCACCAATCATTGCGGGCGACCAACCGGATAAAACCTCATCATGCAAAGCATCAACATGCTTTGAGGTATCTCCCTGCCACAGTGACATCGCGATCAGCCGGGCGCCGCGCCGGATATTGCTTGCAACCCGTAACGGAAGATAACCCTCATCTTCTTCGTCTTTTGGCAGGGATTTCTCATCCAGCGCCAGGTATTGCAAATGCTCGATACGTTGCAGCGCGGACAGCTCAAACAACTCAATGGTGTTACCGTTGAAGATAAACGGCTCTGATTTCAGAAAATTCATGGAAAACTCCATTAAAAATGACGGGGCCAGCGCCCCGCCGGTCAGGAAACGGTGACAGTGCAGATCGCAACTTTCAGACCATCGTTCATCATCACGATAATCTGAGCAGAGCCTGCAGCAACACCTGTCACGGTCAGTACGTTACCGCTGGCGGTTACAGTTGCTTTAGCGGGATCAGAAGAGGCAACACGGAAGGTTTTGTCAGTAGCACCGGAAGGTGTAACCGTAACAGTGACTGTGTTTTTGGCACCGATGGCAACCGCCAGGGTCGATTTATCAAGCGTTACGCCGGTGACTGCAACGGCCGGTGTGCGGCTTTCTTCTGCCAGCGATGGCTTGCCATTGTTACTGATCTTCACGCTACGGGTGATGACCTCTTTCGCCGGGATGGTTTTACCAAGGCCACTTATCCAGCCCTTGAAGACATCGATCGTCCCGTTCGGGTATTTAATTTTGTAGGCGCGCACATCGCCGCTATAGAACCAGTCCACCAGAGTTTGCTGTCCTGACTCACCGGGCTTCCAGGCCAGATTGAAACTGGCCTCACCGGCAGATTTCTCGCCCTGAGCTGTGTTAGCCCAGTCTGCATTAGGATCGTCAAGGTAGGTGTCGTCATAGGACTCTGCGGTCAGCTCACCCGGTGACAGGTCTTTGATTTTGGCCGTGCGGATCCAGTCGGTGTCGCTGGTCGGATTGGCATACGGATCGCCTGAACCGGTATAGAGCCAGAACGTTGTGCCTGCCCCTTTAACGGGTTCAAGCGGGCTTGGTGTTGGCATGATTACCTCACATTACGTATGAAATTGAGTATCTGAGATCAGCCGATCCCCACGTCGCCATTTCGTCATCGCGCTGATAGTCATAGCCCTGAGCAGACATGGTTTCGATTAAGGGAGAAAGGCCGGGGAGTGCATTGAGCTGGGGATAGATTTTGCTTTCCATCCAGGTATCGAGCGCGGTATCCGTTTCGCTCGCTTTCAGGAACACCTCGATATGAAGCGTGGCGCGCCAGATATCTTCGTCGATGGATTCCTCCGTGGACTGCGCGTCAGTGATATAGACGGCGACAGCCGGGAGATCTTCGGACTCAAGTACAGCGGGACGGCCGTCAGACCACGTGACAGGGTCAGTAATGCCCGCTTTCAGGGCATCCAGCACCACCTGGCGGATCAGGGGATGTTTCATTTGGTCAGAATTATCCTCAGTTGATTGCGTAAAGCCGCAGAGAGTTCTTTTGGAAGATCGGTGGCAGTCAGGCGGGTGCTTTCCTGCTTAAAGGCCTCAGTCAGTGGCGCTGCCAGAGGAATGCTCACCACCTCGAGCGGATAGCGGCTTTTCGTCGTTCGCCTCAGGACATGCCAGCGCCCGTTTTTGAGCTGCTGAATGAATCCGCCCGGGAAGCGAAACCGCCCTATGACCAGAACGCTACTGGCGCCAGCCTTGTCACGTTTTCGCCGGGAGAGCCGGACGCTGGCCACGCCCAGCTTGATCGCCGGGAGGTTGCCCCGGTTGACCCGAATGGTGGCCTGCGGTTTGCGTACCGTGGCTTTCTTCAGGCGTGCACGCTGATTGACGAGTTTCCGCTGCACCCGGGTGTCCTTCGCAACCTGGCGGGTGCTGCGGGAGATCGCCCTGGTAGCCACACGGTTTACCGCCTGAGAGGATGCCCGCGGTACGGCGGTTTTGCTGATGCTTTCCAGGTTAGCGATCGCCTGTTCGAGCCCTTTAATGGACATAGAACCTCCATTACTCAATCCAGATCTGTGGCTTACCGTTGAACAGCTGTTTGCGGGTAACGATATAGTTCTGGCCCTTCCAGTGAATGGCATCGCCTTTACGCGGCGACACTGCCAGGGAGAACACCACCAGTGACAGGCCATCTCCCACCAGCGGCCCCATTTCTGCGACAAACTGGCTTTCTACAGCATCAAAACTGACCCCGTTGATCGTGACTTTATCCGCCATCAGATTGACGGTGGCCGCGTCCATACGGGCCACCATCGCGTCGAAGGGGTTAGCCATTGAGCTTAACCAGTACGTCGGCGACGTTCGCACCGGCAGCCTGCCAGGCTTTCCCGGCCGGTGTCGCGCCGGTGGCCTCCAGTTGCACTTTCCCGCTTTTGAAGTACACGGTCTTGCCCTGGGCGATATCATCCGCCGCCAGCTTCGGCAACTGAACGACGCCACTGGTGAGACCCGTACCAGTTTCGCCGACGGCAATATCGGCGATAGCGATCGCCAGAACATCACCCACGGCAACCGGCGTGCCACTGGCGATCACCGCCGACCCCGAGTTGGTCAAATCGATAGTGTGACCATCCTGTACGAAATTCTTCATGAGCTCTCCGTATGGCCCCTGCCGGGGCCATGTTGCAGATATAAAAAAAGCCCTTACGGGCCGGTTCAATGTCGGGGTGATTACTTACCGGATGATTTCGCCAGACCGCGATAATCCAGCGGCGCCACGCCAGCATCAATGCGGACTTTCGTCGCGACGCCGTCAGTGGTAAAGCCTTCCTGCTGATCAATGTACGGGGCATCAATGCCATTGAGATACGCCACTTCGATGGTATCGGTGCCCTGTGCTGCAGCCAGATACCAGGCCGCCGGGTCGGCAAAATCCAGACGAGGTTCTGAAATCACCTCAGCAAAGTTCTGAATAGGGTTATTGATACCAGCGTTGATGTCGGCACCTTTTACGCTGGCTGACTTAATGGTCTGGCTGGCCAGTGTTTCCAGACCCACCGGGACGAGCATAAAGGCCGGGCGAATGTTGAGGGCACGCTCACCTTCTTTCTGCTTGCGCATGTTCTGGCGGGCCTTATCAATGCTGTCAACGCTGATGGCGCCAGTTGAAAGGTTGGCATGGTCAGCATGGAAGAGCGGCTTACCATCTGACAGTGTCTCGTTACCGGTCAGCACCGCGTAGACCAGGTCGCCAATTGTGGCTTTTGCAGCGCGGCCCATCTTCATCGGAACGTCAGTCAGCTGGTTCAGGTCATCATTGATGATGGCCTGGCGGGTGATGGAGAAGATCTCACCGTAAGTGGCCAGCGCGATGGTTTCGCCCTTATCCTGCGTGGTGATGTACTTATATTCAGCCCCCTCACGCACCTGACGCAGGGACGGGAAGCCGCCCATGCCGACGCGATGCGCCGTTTTAAAGTCAGACAGCTGGCCTTTTTTGGTCCAGAGCTCGAAGGTCTCAGCCGCTTCTTCCCAGCCCTGCAGCAGTGCCTTGTTGGCGACATCGAGCAGGATATTGCCAAAATCAGAAGAGCTGTGGGTCAGCGCAAAACCAACCATCTGCATTGGGTTGTAGCTGGAGACACCGAACCCGCGCTCAGTCAGGGACATGCGGGCGTATTCGCGCAGCGTCATACCGTTATAGACGTTATCACGTTCCAGATTTTCATAGCCGGCACGCGCCATCAGCGCCTGACGGATCCCGTCGCCGACAAAGTTACCGTTCCCGGCATAGACATGGGACTGCCCCTGCGTTGTGGTGTTGGACGGCGTGGCATTTTTACCGAGCTCTGCCAGCAGAACATCTTTAGCCTGGCTGACCGAACACTCTGGATCAGCAATGCATTTAGCCTGCAGCTCCTGATGCTTGCCGCCGAACATGGCGAAGAGGTCCTGAATACCGTTCACGCGTGCCTTTTGCTCTGCAATAACCTGCGCACGGATATCTGTTTCGCTGGCACCTACAGCCGGAGCAGGCTGGGTGGCAACTGGTTGCTGTGTTTCGCGCGTAGCGGTATTACGCGGCGGGGTGACCATGTTGCGAATGCTGTTTGGCATCTTTTCAAATTCCTCAATACGTTTCGAATGGATGCAGGCCATTGCCTGCAAGGATGGTGTGACCTGGTCAGCGAAGCCCAGCTCCAGACATTCCGTGCCGGAGAGCCAGGTCTCATCCTCCAGCATTGCCGCAATTTCTTCGGGGCTTTTGCCCGTCTTCTGCGCGTAAGCCGGTATCAGCACTGACTCCACTTTGTCGAGCAGGTCGGCGTAGTCGCGCATGTCATCAGCATCTCCACCCGCAAAACCCCACGGCTTGTGAATCATCATCATGGTGTTTTCCGGCATGATCACCGGATCCCCTACCATGGCGATCACTGATGCCATAGAAGCGGCCAGGCCGTCGATATAAACGGTGATCGCCGCGCCATGGAATTTCAGGGCATTAAAAATGGCGATACCGTCAAAGACATCGCCACCCGGGGAGTTGATATGCAGTTTGATGTGAGTGACGTCGCCCAGCGCCTTAAGGTTTGCGACGAATTGCTTCGCCGTTACTCCCCAATAGCCGATCTCGTCGTAGATATAGATCTCAGCTTCGTTTTCCGAACTGGCCTGCATACGGAACCAGCTATTTTTTGCCTGGGCTTTTGGGCGATTCTTTACCCGGTTTTGTTTCCTCGACACTGGTGTCTCCTTTGTCGTTTGCCGGGTCTGTATCGAACACCAGCCCCTGTTTACGGTTTTCATCGATCTCCGCCTTACGGCGGCGTTTCACATCATCCGGATTTGCACCGCGGGCGCGCACCCATTCACTTTCAGTAGCAGCACCCCCCCTGAGCAGAATTTTCCAGGCGTTCGCCTCTTTAACCGGATCAATCCATGGCATCACAGGACCGGAGAAGACAGCACTGTAAAGCGTGGACTTGTCCACGGTGGGCGGTACCTCAATCTCACCAGAGACAATCGCCATCTTTAGCCATACCCGGTACATCGGTCGGGTGATCGCCGCGATGAATGCGTCCTGGAGAATGAAATACCCCTCGGTTGACTCCACAAGCTCCTGACGCTGCGCGCTGTATGTCCCGTCGTAATTACGCGCGATACTGGAAAAGCTCCCGCGCGACCCGGCGGCCACAGCACGGAGCTGCCCATTGCGAAAAGTTTCGAGGTTGGGATTTGGTCGGTCCGATTTAATCATCCCGATATCTTCACCGGGACGGAGATCGTCAAACAGCATGCCGGGTTCAATGTTCAGTTCACGGGAGCCCTGCGAGCTGTCTTCCGGATACGACTGACCATCACCTTTCTTGATGAACATGCCCAGCGCCGCAGCGATGCGGGCAGCGGTCAACTCTGCGTCCTCGTATTCCTTCAATGCCGAGAGACGCATCAGCACCCCGGCCAGCAGTGAGTTACCTCTGATTTGATGCAGGCGGCGCATGAACTTCAGGTGAAGCATGTTCTCTGCCTGAATATCCTTTGTGTCACCCTGGCGCATACCTTCTGCCGGAAGGTTTTTGTAGACCATGTATCGGGTCGGGCGGCCCCAATCGTTGAGATAAATGCCCTGGCATAACTTCTGACCTGTCTCAGTCTTCTCCATCGGTACAAAATCGGGCTCCAGCGCCTCAATCCAGAAAGGAATTTTTGCCACAGGCGACAGCCCATTTCCGGTGCCACTGACCAGTTGCGCGAACACTTCGCCGTCACGTAACCAGGTCCGGCACATCAGGCGCTCAAGCACTGGCCGGGTAAACTGGCCGGTAACATCTGGAGAAACAGACCATTCCGCCCATTTGGCACGGATCTGCTTGGCAACGTCAGCGGCTATCTCGCCGTTTTTCATCAGGGGTTGAGGCTCAACGATGATGCCTTTCGCGCCCACGACGCGCTCTTCGAGCTTATCAAGGATGCCAATCACCAGATCGTGGTTACAGTCGAGCCACCGGGCCTGCTCACGCAGTGAGCGTCCGCCAAATTGCGTCAGCTGATTCGCTGAACGGTTCTCGCGTTTTGCCCGGTGCGTTCGGGTAGGAACGACAGCCTCGTATGCCTGGATCATCAGGCGCGACTTAAGGCGCTCTGCTTTCCAGCCAGGAGAAAACACGCCTATCAGATTATCCAGGGCGCTCATCGCGGGAACCTCGCCAGTTTAAAGGGGCTGCCCCTGCCCGTTGCGGCAGCCACAGCAACAGTCTGCTTTCGCTCCCACTCCTGACGACCTTTCCGTATCTCGCTCAGGTTTTCCATGGTCATCTGCTGACCGTTAAACGTGATGGACTTGCCCTGTAGAATCGCCATTTCCGCTTCGGTATAGCGTCTGACCATGTCCTGAATATCATTGAGATTCACACCCAGCCTCCTGATGATGATGACCATGCCGATTCACGGGCTGGTTTCGTAGCCTTAGATTCTGATACTGACGGTTTTGCAACCGGCGCCGCTGCCACTGCAGGCGCGTCTGGCGATGGCTCAGCCACGAGATAACTCTCCCGGCGCGCCCACTCAGGGGCGTCAGGCCACTTAATCTTTTCGTAACCATGAAGAATGACCAGGGCATGTGCGTAAACCATAAGGTCAAACGCTTCGTTGGCCCCCTTGCCTGGCTTCGTCCATTTCCCATCAGATGATCGCTCCTCATAGGTCAGTTCGTCGTAAAACCACCCTCCCAGCCAGTCAGGAAAATGCACGTAGTTCGGCCCCGGCACATCGCGCCACAGCGCGTTGTTGATCCGGTCTTTTAGTGCGTTTGTCTGGAGAAGGTAGAGAGGGACATCACCGGCCGCCTTCGCACGCCGGGTAGATCGCCCGGTGTTATCCGGGTAGGTTTTGGTAATCAACTTCGCCCGGGTCTGGCTGTCACCCTTGAAAAGCCAGACTTTGCGCTGCAGACCGTCACGGCGACAGCGCCGCCAGAACTCATAGGCGTTGTCGGTAACACCATCTTCACCGCCGGAGTCGACGGCCATTGCAAGCAGGCTCATTCGCTTTCCCGGTTCGCCATCAAGCGCCCAGGTTTTCTCCAGCACATCGGTACGCAGAAGATCCCAGTCCTCCGGGTAGCTGGCAGGGTCGATATGATAGCTTTCGCCGTCAGGTGTGGTGCGCATCGACTGCATGATGTTGTACCGGTCAACCACCCACCGTTCGCCGTGGGCACCATAGCCAACAACCTGCACCACAAATCGCCGGTTTTTACCGCCCTGAACATCGACAGTCGCCACGAGGAAGTTAACCCCAGCAGGCACGCGCCGACGTTCTACCGGTTCGGCGCGCTGCAGCAGTTCGTCACCTTTGCGTTGCTCTATGCTGGAGCGCGGGAGATACGGCAGCCCCCAGTCGGTGTTAATAACCGTCTTCAGCGTTTCTTCACTGCCGGTCGCCTCGTACTCCTGTTCAGCGGTCAGCAGTTTGTAAACCAGCTGGGCCCATGTCTGATATGCAGCTGCCGGGCCTTCCATCCAGAACGACGCGATACGCGACCGCCGTCCGGCGCCTGTTATTGCTCCGCTGTTGTCAATCTGCTGATCCTCACGCAGCCAGACCCCTTTCATATTCAGGGCACGTTTCTGGTCGGCGGTGATCACGCCCGAGCAGGAAGGGCAATGGATACAGGCGGCTTCACTGGCCTTTACCGGATCGGTGATTTCCCGGTAACCGGTCATCGCCGTCATCTCAGGCTGGAAAAACTCACCACAATGCGGACATGGCCAGTACCAGCGGCGGCGGTCGCCGCGGTTGTACAGTGACAGAATGCCGGTTGTTGGCGGGGCTTCATGCGCAGAGCTCCGGCGCCACTTCGTATCGCGGATGTCCCGGCCTGGTGAACTCTCCACCAGCGTCATGCCGGACGACATAAACGTGGTGGTACGCTTGGAGGCCAGAGAGAATGCATCACCTTCCCCGTCGATATCCTCCGGGAAGCGGTCGTAATCTGTCAGGGCGACGCACTTGTAATCCGACGAGGACATAATATTGACCGACGGCCAGCCTATCTTGAGATAGTTACCTGCCCTGAAAGTCCTGTCGTAAACGTTGTTATCGTTCCTGCGGGGGCTCAGGCGGGTTGCCACTTCCGGACTGCACCGGAACGTGCGATCCAGTCGTTTCTTCGAGTGCTCGCGGGCCTTCTCTTCTGTCATCTGAATAATCAGCATGTCAGACGGGTCACAGACCACGTTATAAACCACCCAACCGTCAATCAGGCCGATCGTCTTCCCCGTTCGCGCCGGGCCGACAAACACCACTGCGTCATACTCGCGCGACGCCAGGCAGTTCATTGGCTCGAGTACATACGGCGCCAGGTTCGGATCCCAGGGAACTGAGTTACCGGCACCCATTGGCACGCGCATAAATTTACTGACTGCATCGGCCACCAGCATGCGGCGTGGGGCACGAAGTATTCCAGGGACATCCTTTCGGATCCCCCGGGCAGATGCCCGCTTCGCCATCAGTCCTCCTCTGGCTCTTCCTCCTCCGGTTCTGCGTCCAGCACGCGCTGCGCAATCTGGTCGCGAAGATCGTCAATTACACTCTGCACGCGGCTTACAGCTGCGGGGTTCAGCGCGCAGTCACGCTCCAGAATGTCCGGCAACGTTTCCAGCACCTGCACAACAGCTTTTGCCATGACAGAAAATTCACGGGCCACCTCATCAGCGGGGATTAACTGGCCGGTATCCTGCTCGAATTTCAGCCGCTCGTTTTCCGCTTTCCAGTGGGCGAGCCTGTCCGAGGGCGTCATATCTTCGGCGCTGGACGCGACGACGGGCGCCATCAACTCTGTGAGCACATCAGTAATGAGATAGAGCTTGAGTTTGTTGTTGCTGCCCAGCGCAGGCTCGAGTTGCTTAAGCCTGGCGGCAACGGTCTGGCGGTGAACGCCGGTGATCCCTGCCAGCTGATTGATGTTCAGCTTCAGGGTGGAGAGTTCCTGGTCCATGATGGTGAACACTTTTTGAACGATTCGACATCATTGCAAAACGGCACTGATAAAAATCATACAGTTATGCACATGATGATGATGACCCTGGATCACGAAAACTAGCCGTTTTCCGCGTGCCCGCCGCCTCGTGGCAGGCCGCCCCTCCGGGAGGACCCAAACGATAATGATTATCATTTGATGCCAAAATGGCATCATTTGGCCGTCTAAACGTCCATTTTTGCCCTTCCGTGTCAGAAGCCAAGGCGGACGCGCCCCTCAGGGTCGTTTGCATTGGTGGTGATCCACGCGGTGCCTGCCATGGCGTTGTCATCCGTTCCGTCTTTCTCGCTGCTGGTCAGCTTGCCATCCTTTGTCAGCCAGAGGCGAGCGCCACGCTGCCACGTCTCACCTGCAACCTTCGGCAACACGAACACACCGGTCATCATCAACTCACCGTCAGTGTCCACCGCAACATCATGCTGGGCTATGCCGATAATCGCACCGACAATAACCGGCTGACCCGACAATACAGCCTTTGCTGTCCCGTTGTGCCAGTCCATGGTATTGCCGTCCTGGTAGTAGTTCTTTGCCATTTTAATTTACCTGTAAGAGTGCATAAAAAAGCCCCGACACGACGAGGCTTGTTTTTATCCCCTACAGGGTATATTTCCGATTTATCCGCTACAGCCATTATGGTGAAAATGCATATGGTGATGGCAATAAAAAACCGCCCGAAGGCGGCTGATGGGATGCGAATATAACCACTTAAATCATGCTGGATTTTAATTTTTCTATCTGCTTTTCCAGCATCAAAATAGTTATACCGAGTTGTTCAACTTTTTCTCTCGTATGTCCTGCGGGATCAGTCCAGTAGTCCGACTTATTACGACAGAATGCCGCTAGTTCTGGGGAATCATTTTGGATTAAATCGCCTACTCTACTCCACTCAGTAGACAATTCTCGCTCAGTTGTAGCGCATCTAGCCTTTCCACTATTACACTCAGCAAGATAGATTTTATTGTTAATCAATACCTTGTTTAATGAGTCTGCTTTTTCCAAAGCCTGTTTTCTATTTGCTGCGCGACATGTCAAATAAAGATCAAATAGAACCTGCAACGTAATTCTAAGATATTCGCCCATCTCCGCCTCTCACTTAACCATGAATTTTATGGGGGAAGATATCATAAAGCGCTAACCTTTACATTTGCCATTATCAAGCCCACCAGCAGATGGGCTTTGGAATGGCTAACAGTCTTCGTCAGGCTTTGCCACTGATCGGCAGGCGAACATGCAAGCCTTTTGCATCTCAGTTTTCGCCATTGCAACCCAGCGCGGGTCAGCGCCCGCTTCTTTGGCGGTATCCAGCAAGCTCAAAAAATGTCGGCTTACGTCTTTGAGGCGGTTCATCACCTGGATGTCACCTTCCGTTAAGGTTCGATATCCCTTTACCGTGCTGCCGTCCTGTGGTTTTGCTTCGCTCATTAGATTTCCTCAGTTGTTATATAGCCCCGCAGAAGCGAGGCTGTGAGATTTTGCTACGGTTAAAGTCCAGAGGAGAGACTGTGTCAGAGCCTCAGGGATGAGGTTCTATTTCAGGCACTGCGTCCGGACATACTCCTGCAGCCCGGTCAGTTGCTTTGTGACGGTGGCGATCCCGTCTCTGAGACGCCAATAATTGAGTTCAGCATCTGCTGTAAGTCGAGGGCTTGAGCCATCAACCAGGCTGGAGGTTCCGGTGGTTTCGTCTTTGGGGCAGGTGGCGGCGATTTGCAGCCGACGCTTACCAGCGACAACATCAGCACGAAGCCGGTCATTTTCAGCATTCGCATCAGCGAGTTCCTTCGTGTATTTGGAATCGAGCGCAGCGACATCACGCTGGCGCACCTGCATGTCGGTGATGGTGGCGTTTGCCAGTTTCAGGTTTTGTTCGGCGTCTTCAGCACGCTTCTTCTCATTTCTTACCTGGCCAAGCAGGAGGTAAACAACCAGGATGGATAAAAGCAGCTCAATGCCGATTATCAGCCAGGCTTTAGAGGTCATTTTTATTCTCCGCCAGGCACATAGATCGCTCCATCTCTCGTCGGTTCTGTAGGCCTTTCCACTTCATGCCACCAGCGTAAACCCAGCGCCGCATCTCTTCGCATGCTCCATCGTGATCGCCTTTGTTCAGCTTGCGCAGCAGCGTAGACTTGGAGAAAGCGTCAGAGCCAACGTTAAAAACAAAGCTGTAGAGCGCGGCGCGCTGATATTCGCCCAGCGGCACCTTAACCAGTTTGTCTACCGTGCGCTTGGCTGGCTGGAGATCTTTCCATAGCAGCTGGTCACATTCGCGATCGGTATACTTTTTCCCTCTCACGATATCCCGGCCCGTGTGACCGTCGCAGACAGTCCACACCCCGGCGACGTCTTTATAGGCTTCATACTTCCTCCCTTCGACGCCATCCTTCCCACCGAGGAACAGCGAGGCGATCAGCATGGCACCGCCACCAGCAGCGGCGATGAGTTTGTTACGCAGGCTACTGGTCATTGGCATTTAATCATCTCCGACTTTGACTGCTGGCCCGTACTTCTCAAGCGCCTTTACCTGTGCATTGGCGACCTTGCGTTTGAAATACCAGTTAATGAGTCCGGTAACGATAATCCCGGCAATACCTGCCAGTACGCCGATGGCGCTCCATTCGTCAGGACTCAGTTTTGTGAGGACGCCGTTCAGGATTGTTCCTCCTGAGGTGCCGAGGGCGACTCCGGTGACAAGTTTGCTCATACGGGACATTTCTCTCACCTCGCTAGGATGCGGGTGCTGTGTAGGTAAGGATTAGGCTCTCCGAATAAATTACGGCAGACCTGGGTGGGGGTTCTTAAAGCCTAAAATGAACAATCCCCGGCGAGAGCCAGGGATTGAAAAGTGATTAGTGATAAAGGGAAAGCCCCTGTATTAAAGTTCCTGATATGAAGGCTTCAACGCTTCACACCATTGCCTTAACGTAGAAGCTCGTCTCCTCTTAGTTTTATTACTGAGGGATAGGCATCTTTCAAGCAAGAAGGCTTCAGCGGTGCTCGGGTCTAGCTCAGAGAGATTCTTGACATGGCTCCAAGTGATCCAAGCCCAGCCGCAATGGCTTGACTCAAAACTACGAGCTGCGATTCTCAGCCGCTTATCATTATCAGACTCAGCGACCTGCTGACCCAAGGCAGAGACTGAGCCGTTATTATTAAGGAATCCAAGAATCTTGGCTGCATGAATATAGTACAGAATATGCCGTTCATCCAATCCTGTGCTAAATTTATCAAGATGCTTATCTTTCCATTTCAACTCAACTATTTTGAACACTTGTTCAATTAAGTTTGCCTGAGGAACTTGATAACCACCCACGACTTGAGCCGACATTTTTGCTAACGAAGCATTATAATATTCAGCGTCTGTTTTACGGACTACCAATACTAACTCATCAGTTACATTACTTTTAAGTTCAAAGCTAGAGCTTGTTTCAATGACACTCTCAAACAATGCAGAGAGCATCTGAACATCAATATTTTTTCTACTAATGAAATCGACAAGATTACCTCTTGCCAATATTAAAGCATTCAACTCTTTCAGTAACGGCTCAATTTGTTGCATCTTTTCAGCTTGAAAAGATAAAACGAATGAACCCGGGCGCCCAGACACTGGCCTCATTACGTCTTTTTCATCAAGAGAACTCAAAATTGATGAATATAAATCATTAAAACACTCAAAAAGTTTAGAAACACCCTTTAATACTAACGGTTCAATTGATGCCGCAGTTTTTTCTACATGAATTTCATGTGTCGAAAACTCTATGCATGAACCAAGCTTGCCAGTAGCTAGCATAGGGATAACAGAACTAATGTAGAGGCCAACCCTTGGCAACTTGATGGTTTGCGCCATATCAGCTGTACTTAGTTTAGTAAATACAGGTTCAATGCTAGAATCATAAGGAATATTTATTTGATAGCAAAACTTCTGTTCCTGATATACAAGTATGCTATTAATATCCAATCTTTTACGTTCAAGGTATTCAAGTCTAGTTTTTGAAACAGGAAGAATGATCCACTTATCGAAATCATCCTCATCGCCAATCCAATACACAACAAACAAACTATCAACTTCGTTTGCTACAGAAAAAAGTTTTGGCCCCTCAAAAAACTCGTATACATTTTTTATATATAGAGTGCCTAAGAGAGTATCCTGAAGAAAAATGTTACTCATTTCACAAGCCCTCTAATACAAGAGAATTTTTTATGGATCTCGACATCTTTACCGATCCAAATGGTGAAATGGGTTGAGTCAGGAGCACCAGTTTTCAACATTACCCCATCAGCACTTTCAAGGGTACCTTTCGCAATAAAGCGTTCGCCAATTCCCTCTGGAAATTTATCAAACGCATTTATTAACGATTGTTCCTCTGTATACACAGATACCCCATAACAGCATTTTAAAGGAAGCCCTTTGAAACGCCCCATCCTCTTAGGATTTTCATCCCGCATGTTGAGAAAGCAATCTTTTCCTGGAGGCTTGGCTTTCGTTAAGCGATAAAACTCTCCAGAAGCATCTATTGCTTCTTTAGGCGGCACACCTGAAGGAAAGTAATCAGGAAAAGTCACTAGGGCGGACTGCATTGCTGTTTGCTGTGTAGATTTAGACATGTTTACAACCCATTAACTTACTATGAAAACTGCCAAAGTAAGAAAAGGTTAACGCGCGCTCCTTGGCATCTAAATGAATATAACAAACAAATTTACGTCTTTTTATATTCAAATGGAATATAAAATCCATTTTTGATGTAAATAAACTGCTATGCGCATATATAGAAAAATCTGAACAAACAAACACAACATTTATGAAAATATCATTTTTTTAAAACGACAAACCCGCTCAATGGCGGGTCTCTTAACTGTGAACATACAATGCCCATCGTTAATGTCAAATTTACACAAAAACGGCAACATTGCAAGTAACGTGAAGCGAAAACATGAGATTTAGAGCAAACTTTGCACCCTTGTTACTTTTTTGAGTTCCGCGTCTGCGTTGCTTTCTTCCTGAAAACATTTCGTCACCAAGCTTTCATAGAACGGCTTCCAGGTGTAGCGCCAGGTGCGATCGGGAAGACTGTCCAGCTCGGCCAGAACGCTGCGATATGCCACTGAGGATTTAGGTCTGCTGTACCCTCGCCCCTCACACCGTCTGCACTCCTTATAAACGGGTACGCCCTGAAACTCAGTTTCTTTGCGGTCGAGGGTTTTCCCCGTTCCACCACACTGGCAGCGCTTACTCAGCTGGCCCGTGCCGTTGCACTTGCCGCACAGCTGGTGGTCCACATCCTTAACCTGACGGAAGACCTCAAAGTCAGATGGAGACTGGCCCAGATCCTTGGCAAATTGAGGCAGGCGCATTGTGTAGTGGCTTTTGGTAACCATGGTGGACTTCGTAACAAGGCCCTTACCCTTGCACTTCGGACAATCGGTGCTGTCAGCAGCTGATGAGGCGTAATCCTTAAAAGCGAATCTGGCGAGGATCCGCATGCAGAGAGGAAACTTTTTACCAGCAGCTTTGCGCACTGCCATTGGTGCATGCTGTTTGGCGTACTCAGTCAGCCAAGAGATGGCCGATTCCTTATCCTGCGGGCTGATTCCTGCCTTACCCAGATACATGGCGAGGCCGATCCCGGCGTCGGCCTGGGTCATGCCCAGCGCCGCCATGATGTCGGTTACCGTTAATTGATCGCCCGCTGTTGCGCGTACGCTATCAGAGATGTGCATCCCTTTCGGTGCAAAAAATTTTAAAACTCCGTCCAGATTCATCGCGTTCTCCACTCCGTCTACGCCAGTGCGCCGATGGCCAGCGCCCGGTCTAATGTTTTCAGCAGCAGCTCCGGCTGCGTGCCGTATTTCGCTTCAAATGCCACGGCGTCAGCGTGTAATTCATCGTGGTGCGCTCTGCACAGCGGGATCACGAACAAATCATGAGCTTTGGTACCCATCCCACCCATGCCGTGGCCGATCAGGTGGTGGGGGTCGTCTGCTGGTTTGTGGCAACACGCACAAGGCTGCGCCTTTACCCAGCGGGTGTACTTCTCGTTCTGCCAGCGTCGGCGCTTCGGCCTCAGCATGTAGGATTCCGGCGTCTCTGGATCCACCTGCAGCGCCAGCACCTTTTCAACAGCCTCCTCCACCATGCTGGTGGGCGGTACCGACGGCACAATGTCGGCCTCACGCGTCACCGACTGGAATTTCTCAGCCGGGATACGCAGGACCTTGCGTGCTACCGCCTCCGGGATGACGTGGGCCAGGTTATTGATCGTCAGCCACCAGCAAAGTTCTGGAAGAGTCACCGGGTGGGCATCATCGAAACCCAGACCGGTGCGAACAACCGACAATACCCAGGCTACCAGGTTCTTTCGTGCAATGCCCGACAGTTCGGCAGTAAATTGCTCTCGCACCCGGATATCACAGGCCCAGCACAACCGCAGCGCGCCGGGTGCATGCCGCATGGTGACCATTTCGTGATGGTGATAGTCGCTGTGGCGGTATTGGCAGCCAGATTCACGCATTAGCCAGGCCTCAAGGCATGACAGGCCACCAGCCCGCTGAATGACATCGGCATGCTCAAAGACAGGCACCATTAATGGGTCCTCTGCCAGCGGCTGGCCTGCCGCTGGAAGTTCGCCGGTTGGCAGATTGGCCAGGCGCTCCGGCTCGTTCTCCAGCAGAATGCGCCCGCGATGGAAATGCGGCATGAGTTCAGGACCAGGCCGGAAAGCCACGATCCCGAACTCTTTTACGACGACAGGGGTTAATAACGCTCTCACAGACACCTCAATGCACGGTTTCGAGCAGGCGCAACAGCTCCTGAAATTTTGACTCGAAGAAATGCGGCTGCGTTTCACGCGGGTTCGCCGGGCTGGTGATGTTCTTCCCGTACATGCATCCCTTCGCTGTCATCGCCCAGAAGCGTTTAACACCATTCACACCCGAACGGCTGCGGCGTTCCTTATGCTCGACGATCCCCAGCTTGGCCAGCTGCTGGTAAGCCAGCGTAGCCGACATTCGGATGCCGTTTGCTTTGAGCAGGGCGCTCAGCGACTGCGTGGGGCGACTTGAGCCATCAGGCGCACCGGCTGGTGCGTCAATGGCGTACTGCGGGGCAAGGTTCGGCAGACCAACAGCATCCTGCAGCTTCTGGCATGCACCGAGAACAGAGGAATTGGAGAGGTTAAGAGAACGCTGCATAAAATCGAGCAGGATGACGCCTGCCTGCATTTTATCAGCGGCAGCGGTTGAAGCAGGCTCAGGTTGGCTTACCGCCCTGTCAAAGGTACGAATTACCTTAAGGTGAAATGATGGGCTGATCCACATGGCGTATGCATAAACCAGCTCTTTACAGACGTAAGTGCCACCATTGCGACCCTGAATTGTTATAACTGGAGCGCTACGGGAATTTCCCGTAGTTTCTTTTTCAAGCAAATCGACAAGGGCCTGCGTCTCAGGTCTACGCATAAATTCGTAGACCTCCATTGAGCGAGGTGAGCGGGTTTCGCCATGGGCACTGATAGCTGCCTTCTGCAGATCGTTGAGGCAATAATTAAATTCAAAAAACTGACGCACGGAAACGCCATCAATCACGAGTAATTGACTCATTTTGTTCTCCACTGATTGTATTGCGAGGGGCCTGCACGCCCGCTTCGCTTGCACTTTTTGACATTACTTCCATAACGCTTTTCTTTCAACCCACAGCTGGACATTTATCCACCTCCTGCCTGTAGGGTGTGATCGTGATATCGACTCTGCCACCCTTCAAAACCGGCCCCCACTCCACCAGCATTCGCTTAATCTGGCTGTCATCCTCCCAGATGCCTGCGTGGGTCAACGCGTCAAACAGCGCTTTGTTGTAGTTGTCGATGTCGCGGCGCCGCGCGTCTGGCGGGAAAAGAATGATCTCCACCGCCGCTGGCGCGCTGCTGGGCTTCGGTAATCTGCGCAGTTGCTCAATGATCGCAGTGCATGCATCGCTCTGGTACGCACGCCCTTTGGCGCTGATGAGGTGGCGACCGGCCAGCGGCCCCTTATTCGGGGCGCGCCAGTAGGTGTTTACGCTCGGAGGGAACGGCAGCACCAGTTTCATTTACCCTCCGGGATCATCTGCGATGGCTGGCTGTTGATTTTTATGCCGCGATGCGCACCCGGGACTATCGTTATTGCCTCTTTGCGCTGCAACGCGCGTAACTGCAGGGCGGCCGCATTCGGCGACACCACTCCCATCAGGCGGGACAGCTCTGAAATAGTCGGCGGATAACCGTGCTCGCTCTGATATTTCACCAGCAGATCGAAAACCTCCTGCTGGCGCACCGTTAATGATTTATTGACCACTGCTACCCCCTACAGAACCGCAACGATATCGCTGACGGTTTCGCGTGTACTGGATTTACTGGATATCGCGCGCCGGGCGCGGACGTAGTTGAGTTCAAAGCCGTGCTGCTGGTACAGATCAATGATGCGGGGCGCTGATGAGTTGCTGATCACCACTCTGGCACCCCGCTGGTGGGCGGCTACACAACATTCTGCCAGGGTGACCTGGTCTTCCCAGCCAAAACCGCCTGGCGCATAAATGGTGAACCCGCTGGTACCCGGCAGCGGCTCATACGGCGGATCGCAGTAAACAACATCGCCTTCGCCAGCCAGAGAAAGCGTGCGGCGGAACCCGGCATTCATGAACACGCAGTTGCTCGCCAGCGCAGTGAACGCCTCGATCTCTTTTTCAGGGAAATATGGATTGGGGTATTTGCCCCAGCCAACGTTGAACTTTCCGGCGAGGTTGTAGCGGATCAGCCCGTTGAAGCAATGCCGGTTCAGGTACAGGAAAGCGGCGGCGCGTTCCGGCCCGGGCAGCAGCTGCCCGTTAAAATCATCGGCGACATCGGTATACCCTGCGGCGCTGTTCCTTGTGCTGAACAACTGGCGGGCGTGACGAATTACGACATCCGGTACCACGGCCAGCATCTGGTATAGATGGATCAGGTCCGCGTTGACGTCCGCAAGCAGGAAAGAGTCGTGCTTACGGGAGTTGATGAACACAGAACCACCACCAACAAACGGCTCAATCAGGCGCTGCCCGGCAGGGATCAGGCGGTCGATATCCGGCAACTGGTGGTATTTTCCACCAGCCCACTTGAGGAACGGGCGCTGCCAGGTTCGCGGTGACGGTGATTCGGCTGGCAGTGTGGCTACAATACCGTCACAAACAGATCCGTATCTCATCCGTTCACCACCCGGAAGCCTTTGGCTCCCTGCGAATAATCGGTACCGACATAGCTGGACTTAAAAAGCGGATCCTCTTTGATGCCAGAACTTGCTGGAGTCATCCAGTCGTCTTCGTAGTGCCTGTCAGGGCCGAAGAAGGTTTTGGCCTGTTTCACGAACTCGGTCCCGGTCTTGCCTGTTTGAGCAACAAACCCGGCATAGCGCTTAACGCCCTCCAGCATGACGAGAGGTGAAACGCCTTCGCGAACACGGGCATCCCAGGCTTTCAACGCAGCGCTTTTCGAGTTACCACCTGCCCGCTTCGGATATAACGCCCAGGCCAGATCAAATAAGTTTTCATTGACTGATTCATTGACTGGTTCAGAGAACTGACTGGTTCCGGGTGCAGCTCCTGCACCACTAACCGGTGCAGCAGATTCACCACCTGGTGCAGGAGATTCACCACCCGGCGCAGGAGATTCACCACCAGGCGCAGGACGTGCACCAGAGGGTGCAGCATTTGCACCACCGGGAAGGTTAAGTTTGTAAACGTTGGTGCGGTTCAGGCCGGTAGCCGCCTTGCGGACTTCAACCGATACCAGACCATCCTCAACCAGCTTCTTGATATGGTTTTGCACAGAGCGCTCTGATATCTCGCATTGCTCTGCGATATAGGGAACGGAGGGCCAGCATTCGCCCTGATCGCTGGCGTTATCGGCTAGTTTGATCAGCACGAGCTTGCGCAGCGGGTTACCCACTTTTGCTTTCATGGCTCTGACCATTAATTCCATGCTCATCTGGACCTACCTTAACCCTGCTAAATTTTTCCCTGAACCGCTCAAGAGGCTGCATGCATTCATGCTCGTAGCCTTTTCGCAGGAAGATAACTTGCCGCCGTTCGCGGTCGTATCCGATGACATTGACTTCGACTCCTCGGTAGTCTCGGTAACGCCGATCAAGAGGTTCCATGCTTTACGCCCCTGGTCATTCATTGCTGCAAATGTCCCTACCACATCACTCGGTGACTGGTAGTTGTGGGTACCGTCGGCTGTTTGTATTCTTTCCACATAGCCGAACGGGGCATTTCGTCCTACCAGCGGCGGGCAACGGAATTGCTTAGCTGGTCTGAATCGGTTTAAACTGTTCATGCGTTAGTTTCTCCACTGATACGACACGCCACGACGCCCGGAGCTGCACACTCGCGGGCGTCATTTCTTTTGGCTTTTCTTACGGCTGAACAATGCGACGATTGCGCGAATTTCTTCTTCACGCGCAGCCAGATGACGTCGGTGATGTTCGTGAATTTCTTCTGCTTCATGTGCTTCGATTACCCCATCTTCCAAAGCAGCCTGGATAAGTTGATCTACGCGCCCGCGCGCAGCTGCTGTACGCATGGCTCGAGTAAAAAGGTCCACACGGTCGAGATCATCAAGCTGAGGCACATCCACCAGCAGCGCGCCGCGGCGTTGAGCGAAGTAATCGGCCAAAAATGAGGTGTTCGAAATATCCTCCATAGCCTCCAGCTCGTTTACTTCAAAGAAGCGGCAGCCGTTCTTCTCGTACAGGTTGTTGTTGAATTGAGAAAGCTTCATACCCAGCGCGCCAGCCATCGCTTCACGCCCGCCTGGATAGGCTTTGCACATCGACTTAACTACATCTTTCAAACTTTGCTCTACCATGTTGTTTTTCCTTTGGTAGTAATCAGATTGCTGTGTTTGCATTACGATCACCCTTGCCTGCTACGTCATCAGATGCTTGATAACGACTCGGGTATAAAATGTGCAACTCACTGATCTCTCCTTCAAAGAACTTGGCAAGACGTTCCGCCAGTTCAACCGAGGGGACTTGCTCGCATCTTTCAATGCGGCTCAACGTTGCTGGGTCAACCTGTACGCCAGTCGCAACATGCAACAAGGTCATACCGTGCGATTTACGCAATTTTCTTAACGGTGATTGCATAATACCTCCTTTATTTGCGTATTACGCATTTTATTGCATGTTAGCGAATTGCGCAAGTTGCTTTGCATGAGACGCAAAAACAACATGTAATGGGCGCATGAATATAGGATCTCGCATACGACAACTTCGCCTGGCGAAGAATTTAAAAATCGCAGAGCTTGCAGAGGCTGTGGGGGTTGATGCTGCCAATATTTCCCGCCTCGAAACGGGTAAACAAAAGCAGTTCTCAGAACAAACACTTAACAGACTTGCTCACGCTTTAAGCGTCAGTGTCCCAGACCTATTTACCTCTGCTGAAAATGATACTACTGTATACATAAACAGTGGAAGCGATACACCAGTCAGTAAGACTGCTGATGTATACAGAGTCGAGGTACTTGATGTGAGCGCAAGCGCCGGGGCAGGACATATTCAGGGTAGCGATGTCATAGATGTCATCCATGCTATCGAATACAGCAACGACCAGGCATTAGCTATGTTTGGCGGCAGAACGTCGTCTGGAGTCAAGGTCATCAATGTTCGTGGCGACAGCATGGCTTCTACCATTGAACCAGGTGATCTCATCTTTGTTGATGTAAACATTAATGAATTTGATGGTGATGGCATATATGTGTTTGGTTTTGACGGCAAAGTTTATGTTAAGCGCCTTCAGATGATTCCAGACCAGCTGCTGGTTATCTCAGACAACCCTATGTATAGAGAATGGAATATTACGAAGGATAACGAGCATAGATTTTACATCTACGGAAAGGTTTTGATCAGCCAGTCACAATCCTTCAAACGCCACGGATAGAAAGCCTCCCACAAATAAAGACTTCATATGAGGTCTTTTTTTTGCACCTATAAATTGCGTAATATGCATTTTATTACTTGCGTTACTCGCAATTTATGATTATCTTGAAATCAGCCGCATATGGCATATGTGCCAGCGGCCCGATATCACAACCTAAAACCTGTAAAAGCTGCGTTGCTGTCTTTGGCGGCATCTGTCTCTACCCGTGAGGATGCCGCAATTTTTTTACGCAACACACAAGAGCATCACCGTAGCGACGGCTCATAACCCAATCGCACGGGCTGTTCCACCAGCAGATGCTCTTCTGTGTTGTGTGGAGAAACTAACCTGGCGGCCAGTGCAGATGGCCGCCACGCCCTGAGGAGAAAGTAATGTCTACCCCGTTCTTCAAAAACCTACTGATCTACCGCCTCAGCCGTGACATTGTCATCGTTCAAGACGGCAAGACAGAGGAACTGGCCCGCCAGCTGGAGAACTTCCAGTTTACGCCGTGCGGCAGCCAGGATATGGCAAAAGTCGGCTGGGTACCGCCACTGGGACAGCATTCCGATCAGCTTTTTCATCTGGTGAATGACCAGCTGCTGCTCGTTATCCGTCGTGAAGAAAAGATTCTGCCAAAGCTGGTGATCGCAGAAGAGCTGAATAAGAAGGTGTCGAAGCTGGAAACTGATCAGGGTCGTCGCCTCAAGAAAACTGAGAAAGACTCCCTGCGCGATGAAGTGCTTCACTCGCTTTTACCGCGAGCTTTTACCCGTAGCAGTATGATCCGCATCTGGGTGAACCTTAACGCCGAGATGGTGATGGTCGATACATCGAGCGCTCGCCGCGCCGAAGACTCACTGGCACTGCTCCGTAAAACGCTTGGTTCTCTGCCCGTAGTGCCGTTGACCATGGAAACCCCAATCGAGATCACCCTCACCGAGTGGGTGCGTAACGCTTCAGCGCCATCAGGTTTTGCGCTGGGCGATGAGGCCGAGCTGAAAGCAATACTGGAAGATGGCGGCATCGGCCGCTTCAAAAAGCAGGAGCTTTCCAGCGACGAAATCGCCACTCACCTCGATGCTGGCAAGCTGGTCACTCAACTTTCGCTGGACTGGCAGCAGCGCATTAGTTTCGTGCTGAGCGATGCCGCCGCGATTAAGCGACTCAGGTTCGCCGACGAGCTGCGCGACCAGAACGACGATATCGATCGGGAAGATGCCGCCGCGCGCTTTGACGCTGATTTTATCCTGATGACCAGCGAGCTGACTGCCCTTCTCAATAGCCTGACGACGGCGCTGGGCGGCGAAGCCCAACGATAACCCCTAAATAGTGACCTGCCCCATGTCTATGGGTTGGGTTGCTGCAACCAAAAATCAGGCGCGGTGCAGCGCGTATTAATGGAGAACACGTAATGTCATATATTCAGACACTGTCCGGGAAGCATATTAACTACCTCGATATTCATCACGAAGATATCGTGATCGAGGATATCGCCACGGCCCTTTCCCACATCTGCCGCTTTGCCGGCCACCTGCCGGAGTTCTACAGCGTTGCGCAGCATTCGGTGCTGGTGAGCCAGCTGGTTCCTGCAGAGTTCGCGCTCGAAGCGCTGCTGCATGATGCAGCTGAAGCCTACGTCCAGGATATTCCCGCACCGCTGAAGCGTATTCTGCCTGATTACCGGCGCGTCGAAACGTATGTGGATGGCGTGATCCGTGAGAAGTTCGGACTGCCGGCCCACCAGCACCCAACTGTTAAATATGCCGACCTGGTCATGCTCGGTACAGAACGCCGCGACCTGGACATCGACGACGGCACGGTGTGGCCCGTACTCGTCGGTATCCCGCCAACCGACCTGTTTACCGTCATTCCGCTACGCCCGGTGCAGGCCTACGGTCTGTTCATGGCCCGGTTCAACGAGCTGATGGAGATCCGCAAATGCGCCTGACCACAAAAGAATTAGTGGCTGAAGCCCACCAGGCAGCCCGGTCACTATCCCCAGATTCAGCGAAGTTGGTCACCGAACTGGCTACGCGCCTGGATGTAACCCGAGCCGCGCTGTGCGAATCACTGAGCGAACGTGAACGGATCACTGCAGAAGGTGAGCAGCTGAAAGACGAAAACGAGTACATCCGTAAACGCTTCAAAGAGCTCGATCGCATGTTTGGTAAGAATCTGATCGTGATGCAGGCTGCGATTATCGACTGGCGTGCTACCGGTGAAGCGAAGAATGGCATGGCGTGGATTTTCAACACGCTGCTGGGGCCGGGTGAATTACCGAGTGAGGATGAGAAAGACGCTCAAGCTTATTTTGATCGTGAATATGCCCCGCTGGATGCTGAGTTGATGGAGCTTCACCAGTGGTTTTATGAGCGCCACAAGCGCGTGGAAGCGGAACGAGCAGTCGCCGCTGGCATCAGCATCAAGGGGGAGTAGGGATATGGCTCGTTACATCGCAGTCATTCATGGATGGCATGTTCACAGCAGAGGCTTCACCGTCCACCAACTCGAATCAACGGATCGCGATTCAGCTGAGAAGGATGCTGCTTACTTAACCACTCAACGCCAAAAGCCCTTCTGTGATTGTGCTTACGTGGTTGTTGAAGTCACTGATGCCGAGACGCTATCAGCTCCTCGTAAACTTACTTTTCGTGAGCGCCTGACCGGAAGGATTAACCCATGAGCAAATCTTTAAACGCACGCTGCATTCGCCGCTGGGAAGTTGAGTTCAAAGGCCGTTGTGATTCGAAGGTGAGTCCGTGGTGGAATAAGCGCGATCTACGCGGCTATATCCGCGAGTGCGCCCTGACAACTGCTGACTGCATGGTGGAAAACCTGGCCTACAACAACGCAATGCATGATTTTTTATCCGAAAACGGAGATGACACCGGCTGGTCTCCTGAGTTTTCGGGCTGGTACGACAGTAGGCGTCGAGAGCAGTACCGGAAAGAGGCTCTGAACTACCTCAATGAGGACGCCACCAATGACGAGATCGACGAAGAAATTCAGAACGAGCTGGAGGCCTGGAATGACTGAATTCACCAACCAGCAGTTAATCGATCAGGCGCGTGAAGAGGTTGATTTCTGGCGCGAGCGTGACGAGCTTATTCCGTCCCAGCAAACAGCTATACGCCTGCGCCTGGCTGAAATCGCGATGGCAGCGCTGACGGCCGAGCCAGATTACTACGTGGTCGTAACAAGCGTTGGTGTTTGGCAGTCGTTCTGCAGAACCAAGGCGGAGGCTGAGTTTATCGTCTCAAAACCGTTCAACCCAGGCTATTCGATACGTGAGATATATACCGCCCCGCCAGCGCCGGTAGTGCTGGATGGTTATGTACTGGTGCCGATCATTCCAACTGAGGACATGATTATTAACGGCTTTGAGGCAGAGCTACGAGAAGCATTTTGTGACCCGGAAGCGTTGGAAACATACGAAAAAATGAGCGGCTGCGAGCTGGCGGCGCACCGGGCTAAGTTATGCTGGGCTGCAATGATTGCTGCGGCGCCAAAGCAGGAGGCAGACAATGGCTGATACGTTCCCCAAAATGATTCAGCGCATCGAAGGCGAACAGGGTAAAACTATCACCACCGAAGTGGAGCTTGTCTCTTATGTCAAAGAGCGCAGCACCGGAACGTCAGAATCACGTTACTACGTTAAACACAGCAATCAGCTGACGGTGCTGGAACAGGGCATGTCGATAAACCGTGACGGTTACGGTAATTATGATGCCTGTATAGTAATCACTGACTTCCCTCCCCAGAAGTCGCCAAAAGAAGCCGCGTTGAAACTGGCCGACTGGCTTAAGCGGCTTGGCGAGTCCATAGAGGCGAACTTTAAAAAGCCCGATATGGAGGATCCGCAGCTAAAAAAGTAAACCGATGTGGTAGCTGTTGTGACTGGGCCCGCAATGGTTGCGGGACCTGTATTTTTAAAGAGTGACCGGGTGCAGCCGGTAAAGTGGAGAGCAACCCATGAGCGATCGTTTCCTGACTGATGAGGAGCTGGCAGAGGCTACAGGATCACCACAAAAGTCTCTGCAGAAAGAGGTGCTTGAACTTAATGGTATTTATTTCATTGAGAGGCGAGATGGTTCTATCAAAACCACCTGGTATCACATCAACCACCCTATTCATCGGCTCGCGCCACCAGCAGGGTTCCCGCCCTCTAAGGGCATGAACTTTGACGCTATAGAGAGTTGATATGGGACGCAAACGCGCACCTGGTAACGAGTGGATGCCGAAGGGTGTTTTTTTTCGCCCTTCTGGCTATTACTGGAAACCCGGCGGATCTACAGAGAAACTGGCCCCCGCGAACGCAACGAAAGCTGAAGTCTGGGTGGCCTATGAGAAGGTAGTCGAGGGCCGTAAGAATCGCCTTCTATTTAAGCAGCTCTGGCAAAAGTTTTTGGCAAGTGCTGACTTCTCTGATCTTGCACCCCGCACTCAGAAAGACTATCACGCTCATGAAAAATACATTCTGGCAGTGTTCGGCGAAGCTGAAGCAAAGTCGATAAAGCCTGAGCATATTCGTCGCTACATGGATGCAAGGGGAAAGAAAAGCCGAGTTCAGGCCAACCATGAGCATAGTTCAATGTCACGCGTATTCCGTTGGAGTTATCAACGCGGTTATGTTCCTGGTAATCCTTGTGTTGGTGTCGACAAATACCCCAAGCCGCAGCGTGATCGCTATATCACCGACGAAGAGTACGTCGCGATCTTTGAGAGCGCTACGCCAGCTGTACGTGCTGCTATGGAAATTGCTTACCTGTGCGCAGCGCGTGTTTCTGATGTTCTGAAAATGGATTGGAATCAGATAATGGATAAAGGAATTTTTATTCAACAAGGCAAGACTGGTATTAAGCAGATTAAGGCATGGAATGACAGGCTGAGAGCTGCGGTGGAAATATGCCAGCCTTGGGGTAATGAAGGAGCAGTTATAAGGACGATGTACGGAGAACGGTATTCGTATAAAGGTTTTAATGAAGCCTGGAGGAAAGCGCGAACCGGCGCCAGCGAAAAACTTGGACGGGCTCTGGATTGCACCTTCCATGATCTCAAAGCTAAAGGAATATCAGATTACGAAGGATCTAGTAGAGAGAAGCAAGTTTATAGTGGTCATAAGACCGAATCGCAGGTGCTGGTTTACGATAGAAAGGTTAAAGTAAGCCCGACATTAAACCGAAAAATGTGACCATCAATGCCCGCTTTTTTCTCAACGGATTTTCTCACTTTTTCTCATTGGGATCTGGATCGTTGAAAGGAAATTGGGTAAGTGATTGAATAATGGCGGAGAGAGGGGGATTTGAACCCCCGGTAGAGTTGCCCCTACTCCGGTTTTCGAGACCGGTCCGTTCAGCCGCTCCGGCATCTCTCCGTTTTGATGGTTGCCATCATGCCGGGGAATTTGGCATTTTAACAGACCATAACCGTTCAATTTTGTTCAAGTGACGAGTTTGCGAGCAAAGCG